AATTCGCCAGCGATTTTGATTCGTGCTTGATATGTTTTCTTTGCTTCTGCAAGATACTCTTTGAATGTTTTCATAGTCTATTATTTATCTTTGTTCTTAGATGCAAGTATCTGTTTTATCAGTTCATTACGATCTGCTATAACAGTGCCTGTGCCTGTAACAGCCTCTTCATCTGGTGATGTTTGATCTAATTTCATCTTTTTCAGTTGTAATTCAATCATTTTTAACTTTTTGTCCACCTTTAGGTTCTTGGCATTGATAGCATTGCCCATCATTGACGAAGCAACCTCCATGATTCTGCCTGCTAGACGTGGTTCTATATTCATACCTAGATCCATCAAATCTTGATATGCTTTGAATGATTCTTCTGCATATGAATCAATTTCTTTATCATCTTGCAGTCCATCCACTTGAGGCAATGCGGCATCAATTTTATCTAATCCTAATTTTTGTTGGATCATTTCGTTGGCTTCTCTGTCGTCTTTGGAATCTTGTTCCAATTCAAGTTTTTCATTCATGGATGCCGCAGTGTCTTCTGTCTGCTCAAGATTAAAAAGGTCTTCAAGTTTTTTGGTCATTTTGATTTGCCTGGTCTTCCTGTCCTGTGATCAAATCTGCCTTTGCGTTTTGCCATGTGTTTTTTCTTTCTGGATTGTCTTCGCATTGTTGTAAGTTCTTGATTTTCCATGATTTCTAATTTTTGTAATCTTGTAAGTTGTATGTATTCAACTGGCATGCTTTTATTTAAAGATATCACTCTCTGTGATAACACGAAAGCGAATGCCCTTATGTTTGGCCCATTTGTTGGCAGCTTCCCATTTTGCCCTGTTTACAATGTAGGCAGCTTGATTTTGTGCATTTTTACCAACTGATTCCAATTTGGCTTGGTTGTTAGGTTTAACTTCAATCAGTTCACCTAATCGCTTGCCTGTCTTGTCTTGATACACAATGAAAAAGTCTGGCACATATATTGTGTTCTTGCCATTCAGCGGATTACGATAAGGAATTTGTATAGATTCTGATGCCCACTGCATCACCGCAGGATTGTTGTCACAAAAACGCATGAAGGCAAATTCCCAAGATGATCTGTACTTTGGCGTCTTTTTGCCAATGTATTTTTCTGCATGTTTTGGTTGAAATAAACCTTGTGACCAACGGGCCATGTTAAGCCTTTATGTTTCTTGTGACATGACTTTGTGTGGTCCTATCATTTTTATATCCCAACACTGAAGTCTTGTATCGATATGCATTTAATATCTCTGCAACCAATTGACTCAATTCTAAATCAGTAGATCCTTCTAGGGTGTCTATTACAGTAAACACATTTGCTCCATCAACCTTGGCTTGTTTCATCAATATGTAGGCAATTGACTTGCTTGAATTTTGATCATATCCTCGTGAGACAAAGAAAGCTGTCACAGCATCATACTGAGCACCATTCAATTCTGTTCGGTCTCGCTCTAGACCACTCAAAAATTCTATCAACGAATCATCAGATTTTGTAACACCTAGATTGGATCTAGGACTTCTTGATTCAACCATTGTATGTGTATCCTTTCGAACCAGTGATGGTGCCTGCTGACAGACCTTTGTTTAATCCAGAATCGTTGAGATTTACTGTGGCAACAGTTTGTTCTGCCAAAGGTGCTTCTACAAATTTTTGATATTCATCTTTGTTTACTTGGTACTGCAACTGTTTACTTTCTATCAAAGTGCTGATGATGTTTGTTGCATTACTTAGATAAGAATTCTGTTCTGCTTCAGTCAATTGACTCCACTGATCATCTACATCATTTGGATCTAGATTAGCATCAATTCTAAAACTTGTAAATTTTGCAAACTTTTGTTTGGCATCAAAATTATTGTCGAGATATATTTTTGCTTGTTTTGGATTCAAGAACACAGCATTGCTTGTCTGAACAGATTGGCCAACTGCTTTGGATATTTGAGTGTTGTTGGTGCGAGTCTGCCTTAAATTTTTTGGAAACGATACGCCAGGCTTAGATGTTGCTCCAAGGTTGTTGGTGCCTGCTTTGATGGCGTCTTTGGCTATGCCAATTATTTCTTCGTTGACACCACGCACTGCTCTACCTGATTTAATTTTTTCATATGTGGTCAAAGCACTAAGGCCTGCTCCTAGTATGTTGCCTGATGACAGTAGACTGGCTGTTTTTGTGATGCCACCCAACACTCCAAACACACTGTCACCTCCAGTTGAGTTGGGCGAAGGTGTTTTGTCATAGTGGAAGTCAGCAAATCCAGCTGGGTCAACTCCAATTTCACCATTACGCATCAACACACCAGAGTAAGAAATTGAGAATGCATGTTCGTTCACGCCTGCTCCGTCTCCTTGATCCATTGATCCGTTGGCCCAATCATTAACAATTGGATTCATCATTTTGTATTCAGTGAATAATCCTCTGCTGAGTTGGAATATTGATATAGAATTAAAAAACTTTTCGTTGTTGCCTGTGTCGAGTCCAAATCTTCTCATACCATTTGATTGAATGTAACCTGCTTTGTATTGCACTTCAGACTGATTAGTGTCAACGATGTAGTGTTGATAGTAAGACTTCCAAAATGCAGTGGCCACATCTCCCATATCATCATGCAACACAATTGACACTGGCTGATACTGGATGCCTGTTTGCACATAGTCTTTGAAATTGTATTTGTTTTTTTGTTCTACATTAAAATTGTATGAAGGCAGATCACATCTTTTAACAATCATGCCCAGTTCAAGTTGTTCTGTGTTGTTGATTGATTTGCCAACTGCATTGGGATTGATGTCAAACACCACATGATATAAAAATCTATTTTTTGGAGCAAGCCTAAAAGTTTGATCAGTGTACAGTCTTGCGGCATGTTGATAATCCTTCATGGTATCACCACCAACCAATTGTTTTAAAAAGTTATTACGCCAGACCATTTGTAATATTTATGGTGGAAAAATGCAGGGGGTCAATCATGAATATGGCAGTTGGTGCCACCATACTGTTTGCACACTGTGTGAAAGTCTTTATCCTGTGTTTTCTCGACATGATGTGCAAGTTCATGCACAATAATACCCATGTGGATGGTTTGTGTGTCATCATAATGTATATGGCCTTGTCCATCTGAATAGTAATAGTATGCTGGTGTCCATTCATCCTCCATGCTTACAATTTTAGCATTAGGACAATCATCGATGCCCATAATCATGCACATCGTGATTTGACAAAGTAATATTGTCTCAAATACCATATCATTACACCATATGTAATATTTATGGTCATAAAAAAAGCGCCTATAAAAGACGCTTTTGTAAAGAATTAGTTAAAAATTAAATGCCGCCGCCAGTGACTGCTGTGTTGATTGTTCTTGCTACTGCGGTGCCTATGCCTGTGCCTCTTGGAGTTTGGATTGCATTGTCATATCTTATTGACATTGTGATCTGCACTGGCTCTGATGTTGCATAAGCAAGTGTGCCATACTGTACATTGTCTAAATAACAACCATACAGTTCGTATGTTTCAAGGACGTTTGGAGTGTTAGCACCATTGCCACCATCAAGCATTTCAATTCTACCTGTGAATTTGTAGTCTTGTCCTGATGCGGCAGATGATTGTTCAAAGAAATCAAATTGCTTCTGTAACTGTTCACCAACCAGTTTGGTCACTTCGTTGTTGACATCATCTCTTACATTGAGTGTGATAGGATCCCATGTGTGTTTGCCTGCCATGTACACTCTTGAATTGTAAGCATCAAGTGTGATTTGATCAAATGTAAGATTTGGACGAGTCACATCCACAACCTGTTTAGTAAGTTCTGATCTAGGAGTTGATATACCAAAATTTTCAAGTATGATTCTAAATCTATACTGTAGTTTAGGCATCAACAAGCCTTGTGAGGCTGATGATTGATCACTTGCTAGTGGTACTGTAAATTTTGATAGTGTTGATACTGCCATTTTATTTTCTCCTAGTAATATTATTTACTAATTGTTTCTCCTTTTATTAACTTGTACCTTTAAAGGCCTGAAGCTGCTATTTCTCCTGTGTTCTTTAATCTGATTGGAATAAAGATAAACTCAACTGCTTTGACTGGCTCAATTGCAACATCAACATACAGTTCACTTCTGTCAATTCTTGCTGGTGTGTTGTTGGTTTCGTCACACACCACAGCAAAGTCTAACAGTGCTCTTTGAGCTGTTAACTCTAAGAAGAATGATTCAATTGCCTGTCTTATTTCATTTCTTGTCAGTGCATCATTTGGTTCAAATATGAACGGTCTTGCAATTTTGTCTAGTTGTAATCTAACAAAAGCAACAAGTCTTGCAACATTTACTCTGTCAAGTGCAGAAGGTGTAAGTTGTCTTGTCTTTTGTCCAAATGCAACCAAGCCTGAACCTGTAACAAATGAAAGTGGATTGATATTAACAGAATACAGTGAATCTCTTAATCCTTCAGCAACTGCTGTGGTCTCAAACTCGCCTTCTGAGTTGATGAATCCAACTGATGAAGCATTGTCTATGGCACCACGTCTAACACCTGCTGGTGCAAACCATGGAAACGCCACTTGATCATTGAATGCAATTGTTCTCAACATCATGTGTGATGGTGGAACTGCCACTGATTCGCCTGCTAGGTCTGTGGTCAATCCTGATGGATAATACACACCTGTGAATGAATTTGTTGTCACAAGTCCATCTTCACCGTTGTCAGCTGCGCCAGCTGTGTTGTTGGCATAGTTTGTCACTGCTGTGGAGTTTGGCTCAAGTCTAAATGGAGTATCGCCTACCACAAATGCAGTTTCTTTTCTGTCTGAATTGAGTGTTTCTAAGTTAGAAATCAGTTCTGGATAACCTGGACATGCTAACAAGTTGAACTCTCTTTGTTCTTCTCTTAGTTCAGTGGTTGCTTCCACAGTTGATTTCATTGCTTCCACAATAACATTTCTCTGTGCTTTTCTGCCCATGAATGGTGAACCATCTGCTTTTAATCCTGATGCATTTACCCAAGCATCCTTTTCAGTTGGAAGTGTTGGATAAACTGTTGTGGATGCAAAGTTGGTTCTGGTGAAATAATTCTTTCTGAACTTTTTCACTGCATAACCTGATCTTCTTAGGTTGAATCCTAACATGCCTTTTGGATACAATGCTGGATCTGGCTTATCAATGTCAAGATATGATGAAGTCAACAAGTCAGTGATCAATGTTTCTTCACTGATTACATCTTTTGTGCCATCTGAATGATAACGGAAGTCAGCAAACAATATACCATCCTGTGATGTTTGGTCTGTGTTGTCAATGGCCACAAATTTTTGTCCATCTGGCTGTGATGAATCATATCTGTATAAATCTGGATACTCTTCTAGATCTGCTGTGGATAACCAAATATCTCCATCAACCAGTGCTGTGCCATCTGATTGTGTTGTTGGCTCTGTGGCTGACACAATTACACCGCTTGGATCTGTGGCTGATAGATCAAAACCTCTTGCATCTGATGATACATTTTGGTAACCAGTCCATGTTGTGCCGTTGTGTATTAGGATGTCCACTTCATCAACTGTGGTGTGGTACCATAGTTGGTTGTCAGCTGGATCTTTGGTTGGCTCATTCACACTCTGAATTGCTGTGAATGTTGTGCCTGAGTCAGGTGTGTTCTCAACTGGTGTCCAATTGGATGCTAAGAATTCAAAAGTTCTGTTGGCTTCTGTTTGGTCATCTGATGTTGAAAAGTCATCTTTGTCACCTGCTGGCGCAACGTATAGATTGGCAATTTTGTCTGTTGTAAGATCTGAGTTGCCACCGTATGCATTTGCATTGCCAGTTGTGAATCCTAAGTCTGCCATTGCAGTTCCGTTGGTGTCTGTGAAGTAGATGTTTCCACCTAGTGCGTGACTCACAGTAATTCTTTTGGTTGTTGCATCATATTCTGCAGAAATATGTTGGAAACCTGCAGCTGATATGGCTGAAACAAAATCATCTGCATCATCACCACCAATTGATACTGTCTTGGTGTTCAACTTGTTGGCTGCTGTGTTTGATGTGTTGTCTGGATCTAGAATGGTTTCTGCCATTCTGATTGTGTCACCACTGTCAACAGCAGCTGACTTGGTTGCAATTTTGTCTGATACAATTTTAGTTGATGAACCAACGCCTACTGATCTTCTAAAAGCAACATAGTCAATTACTTCTCCTGAGTCACGTGTTGAATCATCCCATTCTGATTCGCCGATGTTTACTTGGACAAACACATCGTTTGTGGTCAAGTTTATACCACCGCCTGCTTTGTCTAACTGTTGCAGAGCTTGTTCTTGTGTTTTGAACACAGGAGCCTCAACACTTTCAAATTGTCCTGCTGTGTCAGAATATTTTTTCAGTGAAATGTCTGCACCACCGTTTGGTTCAGTGGTCTGTATGAACACAGATCCTGATGGTCTTGGTGCTGTATCACTGGTTCTGAAACCGTGATCTTCTGTGTGTTGACCTATGAATACTTTTGGTATTTGATATCTTCCTGCTGTGATTCCTAGCAGTGATAAAACTTGCACAGTTGAGTCATCCACGTTGTTGACAATGATTGTGCTGGCTTCTGCTGTGGTAGATGAATCATCACCTGTTGCGGCTGGAATACCGTATATTTCTAATTTGCCATCTACTGCCGCAGCTGCTACACCTGATATGCCTGCTGAGTTGATAGCTGAAGCTGCTGTGGCTACAGTTTGACCAAGTATAATCTCAACACCGTTTAAGCTGATGGTTCCATCAGACAATGATGGATTGGTTGCTGTGCCTTTGATGGCTGGGTGTGATGATGACCATGAAGCATCTTTTGTTGCTGAATCAGCTGATCCAACTTGCACCCATGTGTTTGAACGAGTTTTGTAGTATAATCTGTTGAATGGGTTTGTTGCCACCACTGCATAATCACCTTTTGAACCTTTGTTTGTCTTTGGTGCATTGCCTGTGACATCATCAGTTGATGTGATGAAGATAGGTGTCTTCACTGTGAAT